GGATCCACGACTTTAACAGGAGAGCCTGCTACCAGTGCAGTGGCTTGTGATGCGTCGATCTGCGCCGACACAGAACCGATCGAGAGGCGAAGGTCCACTTCACCCACAACCGTAGTTTGTGCAAACTGGTTGGGCTGGAGTGTGGAAGATGGTGCCAACACCAAAAGTTGTGCGTACTCGATCGTATCGTTCGAGTGACCAGTGTCGGTCGCTACCATTTTGTAGTAATAGGTGGTGCCAGGTACGAGGCCTGTATCGGCAAGGGTCAATGCAGTTGCACCAGAGATGATGTTGCCACCGCCTGGGGTAAAACCGGCCGTCGTGGACTTATACCATTGGTATGTGTAGGGACCAGTACCACCACTTGCAGCAGTCGCTAGGAGATTGGCGGCTACGGGGGATACGTTGACAATGCTCAAAAGACCTGCTGTTAATGCCATATTCAGAACCTCGTTTTAATGTGTAATTTCAAGCCACTAGTTTCATCTAGTGAAGATTAAGAACCGTATTTCGACTTGCCGCGAGCGATCATCGTGTCACCGAAGAACACTTTCGCAACAGCTGGTGGTGGAGTATTAGGGCCAGCATTTTTAAGCTTGTTAGCCTTTTCTTTGGCGTTGGCCTTTTTCTTGTCAGCTTCATCGGCTTTTTCTTTGTCAGCCTTTTTCTTATCGTCCTCTTCGTTACCTTTTTTGCTGCTAAGGTCTACGTCCAAGAGGTTTTCTTTCTCGTCCTCTTTATCGTCTTCTTCATTTTCCATGGTCTCTTCGTCTTCTGGTTCTTCATTCTCGACGGCAGAGGCCTTCATCTTCTCAAGCTCACCGCAGACCTCTTGGAACTTGGTGACAAGTTCCGAAAGCGGCATCTCAACACCACCAACCGACACGGTCATACCGTCGTTAGCCTTCGGATCTTTAGCCTTCATCTCAGCATCGTCAGCGGCGTTCACCAATTGGGTGATCGTCATCTCTTTGCCGGATTTTGGAAGAACCACCGAGGTGTCTTCTAGGTCGATCGCGTTCTCAACTTTTGCCCGCTTAAAGAACTTTAACTTCATCGTATTTTCCTTATTGGAGTTATCGTTAGCTAGTCGCCTAAGTTCAAGGTCACGTTCTTCATTGTGTTTCTTGAATTGTTCGGGGGTGAGAATCACAGACTCTTCGTAGCGCGGGTTCGGCACAATGGCTAGGTGCTCATATACGGCTTGAGTGATCTCTTTCACGTAAGAGACACCATTCCAAAGACCACCTTGCTTGAAGGCCTGCGGTTCATAACAGTTGGATAACTTCATCCCTTGCTTGATCGCGCGCTCGCCTCTTTCACTGGTGACAATGAACTTCACCCAGTGTTTGCCATCGGCCGCGTTGAAGAAAGATTCCACGACCCAACCATCTGCTTCGCCTCTCAAAGCATCGAGGCTTTCATTAACACCATCGACATGGTGAACAAATACCGGACGTCCTTGAAAGGTCGGGTCCATGTTTCGGATTGTGTTTTCATTTAGAAAGACGCGGTAGGGTTCTTTTTCGCCCGCGTATTCAGCCACACCGGGATACATGTGAACGCCATAGTATATGGAACCTTGGGAGTTTTTAATGCGGAAGGGTCCTGTCACGACGTTTCCTTTTTGAAACGGACTATGGGTTTCGCGAAGCACCGGCAATTATAGTCTTGGCCAGGATTATTTCGCCGCGCGGGTTCATCAGGTGCAGTAGTTATGGGGGGATCATCCCACGAAAAAGTCTTGCCCTCAAGTATTTTGTGTGAAGGTCTTACTGGATGGTTGGGGGACCCTGCTACGCACGCCCAAACATATTCGGTGACGCCACTATCAGTATAACGGCTCTCCTTGAACTTTGTCATTAGGAGCGACGTTTCTTGCCGAGCGAGAAATTTGGCCTTCCTAGCCGTAACGCCATACGAGTCCTGGATTGTAGTGACTAAGGCTTCATGCCTATTCCCCGCAAACGCTGACTTCATGACCTCTTTTCGAAGCTTCGTAATTTCTTCTTCAGCAAAGTCCTTGATATAAAGTTCCATATTATTCTGCCATTCATCCGCGATCTTCTTTCTGCGGCTTGCTGTCAGTTGTGGTGGAACTGTAATACCTTTCAGCGTTGAGGTTAGGTCTCGGTCAACTTTAAAAAGAGTTGAGTCAAAGAGGTCGGACATTTTAATACTTCCGGCAATTTCTTCCGGCAGTATTTTCGAAAGCTTTGCATCGATGCGTGCGAGTCTCGTCTGAAATCGCGTCTCACTGGCAGAGATGGCGTATCGAACACCACTCGGAAGCCTGGACTCTAGAAGACGATAAGTCCTGGTATTTCGCTCCCATACAGCGCCGAGCTCTTTCAGAGCTTTCGATACTTTGGATGAAAACTCACCATGGAACCGCCCGCCCGAATAGGAGAGGGTTCCGGACTGGAGCGCATCGATGAGAGGTTCATTACTATTGTGGAGAACCGAACGTTCGCTGCCAAGTTTCAGTTCTTTGATCAGCGGGCTATAAAGCATTTCGCGAAACTTGGTCTTGATCCTAGCCTCTGCCTCATCATAGTCCTCAGGGGACTCCTTGATCGCTCTCAACGTCTTTACTCTTGTTCGCATTGACCCTGTCCACCAAGTTAGAGGCGAATTTGTGAATCCAATCTTCATTGGCTTCAGTGACGAAAATCAGATCGGGTTTTTCCATCTCAATACGATACTTAGCGGCCACGTCCTTTAGAACTCGTCGCGGCATGACGTGGAGGCAACACCTTTTGAACTTCAGCCCGCTCCGGCACGGACACTGGTTGTTCCGAGGATAAGCCAAAAACGGATTTATGGTGAAGTCCGCTAACGTCAACTTCGGCACGGTTTTGAGTAATGGAGGTGTCGTGCTGGACGACTGGCTCTCCACGACTTCTGGCAAGGAAGTCTCTTTGGTTTCTTCTTCGCTCTTCAATGGCGATCTCCTGTTGTGCGTCGTCCTCTTCGTACTTCACAAACTTATTGTCTAAAGTACGAACCGAGATACCGAGTGCTTGCGCGGTGGTGGTTTTGTTTTGGCGATAGAATGCGTAAGCCTTGGTGATCACCATGCGCTCTAATTCTTCGAGCGTCATGCCTGGTGACCATGTAATGTTTCCATATGCGGTCATAGTGGTGCCCCTTTCGGTAGTGGCGGAAGTTTCATACGAACAAGCTGGTCCGCGACAACTCCGTTGTAAATCGACGTGTAACATTTCTTAAGATGCTCACGAGCTAACTCCCTCAAACCTTCGTTCTCGATCTCATCTATTATCGAGTTCAAGAGTCCAGCGGCACCACTCACTTCATTCATAGTGTCTTCTAACTCTTCATCGGGATCTATGATTGGTTTGATCGCCCATTTCGAGAGATCCATCATACCTTCTTATCCTCACCGAACGCCTTGTACGCATCTTCGTCACAGAGGAGGATAGACGCGTAGCTACTGGGAGCATCTTCTAGGATCTCCAAGCCGTGAACCGCTTCCCAACCATCATCACCGTAAACTTCAACGGAGATGTCTCCGTATTTGTCCATGGCGTTTCCAAGCTGTGTGATCAAGTCAGATACTCTCATGTGAACTTTCCTCCTTGCTTACGGTACCACCACACGGTGAACTGCCAGTGTTCAGATCCGAATACTTCTCTTGAACGGCTCTTCGCCTTTTGCCACAGTCCCGTATCTGATAGTCCGACAGGATTTTCAAAGAAGAGCTGTCTTTTTGGGTTGATCCAACTGTCACCACCATCGGACTCGTAACTGGCTAGGTCAAACTCCACTGAATTTGTGAGGACACGGGCTATCCTTTCAGTGCGTGAGTATGGCGCAGGCATCACGTCAAACTTATTTCGAACGGTTTGTTTTGGTGCGTCTGGACTCAACTTTGCAGGTTTCACCATCTTCGCATCACGGATACTCTTAGAGTCCTTTGCATCTTTGGCAGGGGTGGGTTTGCCACCGCCCTTTGGAACACCACCAGTGCTGAGACCCTTCGGCTTCTCGGTATCGGTTCTTTCAGTGCCCGGATTATCAGTGTCGTCTTCGCCGTCCGGATTGTTTGCACCCTCTTCCACGACATTGGCATCGTAGCCCGTAAGATCATCGTTGCTCGTGTCGAGAATGACATCGAAGAGGTTTCCTTTGTTGGCCGCTTCACGGTACTCCTTCAGCGAAATATAGCCAGCCTGAAGTGCCTGTTGGAGTCTGGTGAACTTCTGAGTCTTTACGGTCTCCTCTTGGTCAGAAGAGAGGACGCGTAGCGGCTTGAACGCCACCGAGAGATCGTCTGGAACGTATCCGAAAAGCTTCTGACACTTGATTTCGAGTATTCGTAAGATGTCGTATTTGATCTTATTACGTACCTGACTCTCGACCATTGCGTTATAGACTTCAATGTCGTCCTCACCAGAGTTGAATCCTGTGGCAGAAATCCCAAAGAGTTTTGTCATAGGCATGCGCATATCAGATGCTACCTGCATCCGAATGCCGCTCATCGCTTCAGCAAGACCGGAGAAAGAAAGTTGCTTATGATCGAAGTCATCTTCGGCATCCATGACGACAGCGTTCTGGTAGTTCTTTCCGTAGTTGGCAATTGCCAGGCGTTGACGGACGGCCTCTGTCCCCTGTGGTGTCATCAGAGTGGCCGTGAGGTTTTTGATCTTGTAAATATCAAGTTTGAATTCGTCTAAGACTTCAAACCCAAGGTCGGTGGCTTTGAGATATTGGTTGAGCGATCTCACCAAAGCTTCCACCACGCTGAATCCCCAACCGCGAAGACGCGGACGAACGAAGCTTGGTGCTTCAAGACCCTTCATGCGCATCACGCGAGACTTATGGATCTGTTCGCCGTAATAGTTGTAGTGGGTGAAGTCTTCCACTTGAATTGAAGGATCATAGCCGTCTGTGTTCTGAGAGTCCCAAAACAGTTCCCACATGTCACATGCTCTAAACTCAAGCGGCGTATCGGTATCGATCGCCTCCATGTCAAGTGGTTCCGCTGGGTCTTGATCGGTGAGGATGATAACACCGGCGCCACCAAACAAACGGTTCCACTTTGCTGCTTGACCCACGATATTTAAATCATCATCTCGATCAACCGATATCAGAAGCTCAGCGATCTCTTGTTCTGAGAGTTGCTTGGACTTTACTTCAATACCACCGCGGAGAGCATCGTCCACCGGCACATCGCATATGGTCTGAATAAGACCAATCTCGATATAGGCCTCTGAGAGCATCTGCCGGAAGTTCGATACAAGGTAATATCTCAGGTTGTCGAATATGGTGGTAGCCTGAGTGATCTGTTGTGACCATCCAGTTCCTTGGTTTTGTGGGAATGTCGATCCATACCCCACGGCTGCGGCGAGTCCATTTGATATCACGTTTGGGAATTTTGGCTGTTCAATTTCAGCGGGAAGATTGGAAGCTATGGGCCGCGTTTTGTTTCTACTCATTTCACCCTCACAAATATTATAAAGCGCCAAGGATAGACAGACCACCGCTTAACTGGTTGAAGGCACCACTCAGAACGTCAACCTGATCGTCCTTAAAGTTCGTATCAGGGAAGTTTTCAAGTTCAGTTAGGAATTCTTCATTCCATGGTGCCCTAAGTATCCTGATATTACCTACCTCACATTGTGCCGATACAGGCTTTGCCCTGGTGACCTTGTCTTTCGAGATTGATTCAACTTCCACCAGATAGCCTATGAGCATACGAACAAAGTATTCCGACTCTGCCACACCAGCAGAACCAGGATCACGCTGACTCATGATCTTCACGTTGCGCCCATCGTGCGAGGCAACATTCTTGATCAGGCTTTCAACGGCACCAGGTGAGTCCCTAAGAGACTTCATGTCAGCCACAATGAACGTGTTATCCGGGTATCTTAGGAGTTTTAGGCCGCGTGTCCAGTCGGGATTGCGGTTTTTCTCGTTAGGCTTGGTGGCCGCCCTATCCCAGTAGCGGATAGCCGAAATGAAGCCCGCTGGTATAGCATTGACGATGGGAAACCATTCACGCTTAAAGAGCTCGCCGGCAGAAAGTCGGATGTTCCAGTTTCCGCCTCTGTGATCACCAAGTAGACGAAGGCGTTCTACTCGAGTAAGGGAGCGAAGGTTTGCGATGTAGCCGGGATCTTTCTCGATAAGAATCTTGTTGTCATAGACGTTCGATGGGATGAAGGTGAAAGACTTTGGCATTTCTTCAGGGCCATAGATCTCGATAAGCTCTTCACGAGAGTCTCCCCATATGAGGGTATCGTCTCTTCGAATGAACCAACGGATAACACCCGAACGCTCTTGAATGGGATAGCCATCTTCATCGATATACCAATCGATGAGCTTTCTGACCCACGAGTCTGCATCGGGGTTACACGTCGCACGCACGTATCCTGGAACGCCGGAAGTCGATCGGTTACGAGAGAGCATATAGAAGAATTGACGTTCGGTGAAGTGGGTGAGCTCGTCAAAACCAATGAACGGAATTTGAGAGCCGTGCCAATCATAGACACTCTTCTCATGTTCAAGGTGCCCGAACTTAAGACGCGCACCGCTGGGAAACACCCATTCAAGAAAGGCTTCGCGCGGATGCGCGCCGAGTCCCTGATAGAGAAGTTGCGACTCGTGCCAAAGACCGCCTTCGTTTCTTACTTGCGTGGAGTTACGCCGAAAGATAACACCACCAAAACGCTCGTTATTGAAGTGACGAAGCGGTTCAAGTAAAAGTGCGAAAGATTTCCCACCGCCGGCGGCACCACCATAGATGGCGATATCAGCTTCGGTCATCATGAAGTCAGTTTGCGGGCCGGGTTGTGGCCCTATGTAAATGACTTCCTTTTCTGGGGGTAAGTCATAATCGTCATATTCATTTAGCAAGATAATACCCGATGATACCACCGATGATGGCCGCCGTGGCTATCACTGTGACAAGGTAGAACATGAGTATTTTGCCAACCCCTTCAGTATCCATCAAACAAATCCCACGTGGAAAAGAACCTTCATCAGAGCGACAGCCAAAATAAGACCGATGCCAAACATAAAACCGTTTACAAGGGTGACTGCGAGTGCTTGTGGGTTCATGATGCGAGCCTTTTTGCTTCACGCCCATTGGATGGGAGTGTGACGATGATTTGTGGGACATTATCACCAGTGTGGTGGACTTCATCTTTCACTTTGCCAATGAGGCGATTCAACAAGGTATCAAGTGCTGCCATGTCTCCACGACGTGTGATCTTATAGACTACGGCAGCCACCATGCACTTAAGACCCGAATGGTCTTGAGGTGCCTGACAGATGTCGATGATGTCTTGCATGGTGCCCTTCACGATCACGTTTCCAACTTCGATGAACTCTTTCTTAGAAAGATGCTTCAAATGCTTGACGGCTGGATCAATAGGTTTCTCAGACCGCTTATCATCAGGCTTAGACTTTGTCTTCTGAGTGACCGGTGGTTTCGTCTTTGGCTTATAGGACTCCTCTTCACCGGGTGATATAGGACGACGTTTGACTGGCTTTTTCTTGGCTGTCATGCACTGATCCTTTGGAAGCAAAGGGCTCCCCATGCCATGTAATAGATAACGCCCGCCACATCGTGGCTTAACATTGCTTCGTGTGCACACCAACCGAGCCAGAATAGGGTCGCGATGCATGCGATCATGATCGTTAGCTCAACAATAGCGTTAAAGAAGACTTTGTTGTTTTCGTCGATCATTTGAGAGCTCTGCCTTGCATGATCTCCCACGCCGTAAGAAACATGGAGCCGAATAAAGCTATGATGGTGATGGTATCTAACAACATAGGGGTCTCCGTTATTTCTTTAATAGTTGAACAGCTATCTCAGTGGCAATACGCTGCATCATATATGGCGGCACACTCATCCCACAAATATACTGTGCCTTGGTGGTCTTACAATCATAGTCATCGGGAAACGTCTGAAGGCGTTTGCATTCCATATTAGAAAGCTCTCTTGGCTCTTCCCAATGAAGAAGAGATTGACTGGCCGTTTGAGTTAAGGCTGGTCTATCGGGATGAAGTTTCTTGTGAGAGAAATACATCTTTCTCGGATGAACATCTGAATAGGCTCTACCTGGTGGTGTTTTATTCCACCAAACTCTGGCTGTATCAGTCAGAGGTTTTCCCGTATCCTTCACGCCTTTTAGAGCCTTCGATACTGAAATCTCTGCTTCTTTAAATTCGAGTTTGATTCGTTTGTTAATTCTGTTGGCTACAAAGAATATCCGTTCTCTCTTCTGTGGCACGCCCATCGTTGAGGCATCGAGAAGAAACAATTGCACTTCATAGCCTATTCCCTCGAAAGCCTCAAAGATCTGTTTCACGTAACCTCGCGCATTGCCGGCGAGCATCCCCTTTACGTTCTCAGCTACCACCACCTTGGGTTTGAGTTTAGCGGCGATGGCGATGAAGTCGAAAAAGAGATCATCCAAGACTTGATTGGTCTGTCCCTCCCTGAACTTCTTCTCCTTGCCCCAGTCTTTCTCCCGAGAACCTGCCATCGAGAATGATGAACAAGGTGGCGAGCCGTCTAGGATATCAAGGTTGAATAATTCCTTAGGAAGTTCTTTGTTTGCAATGGCGTGGAATTCTTTCACACCCATGAGATAGCTGTGCTTTGGATTTAGATTGGTCTTATAGAGATCCATCATTTCAGGATCTATTTCAACACCACCAAGAACATCGTAGCCTGCGAGTTTATAACCCATGCTTGAGCCGCCTCCACAATGAAAGCAGCTGAACACTTTTAGATTGTTCTTTGGGACTTTTGAGAGTTCTTTCAAACTCCAAGCGCCCGTTCGAAGTGGGTTAGTCATTAAAGCCGAATCCGCATTTAGGGCATTTGTGTTTCAGACCGTCAAAGTCTTTCGCCGTGAACTCAACATTCTTTCCAGCCTTCTTGTTGTCTTCCGACAGATAGCCTTTCAATTCTGAATCGTCGAAAAGAGTGAGGCTCAGATCGAAACCAAATTCATTCAGGTCTTTGAACCAGTCGGAGAGTTCGGGAAAGTTCCATTCGCCGGCATTCTTGTTGGCTGCGATCGCCGCGGCTTTCTCTTTGATGTCGTCCCAGGCAACCTCTCGGTAACGAAACTTCTCGCCACCAGCAAGGATGTGCCCTTCGGCCACGGTCCCCACGGCTGTTGGTTTCTTATACTTGATCTCGATGATTATTTTATAATCACCTAGGGCTGAGAGCCTCTGGTGGCCTCCTACGACCTGTTTAGATTTCTGGTTATAGACGATACCACCAAGGTCGCCAAACTCAGCCAGGGTCCGTTTTAGGGCCGCCAGCTTAGTGGGAGAGATCGTCCGGGGATTCTTCGGATTAGGTTTCAGTTGTTTTGTGTTCATTTGGTGAGCATAAAGGCAAAACCGGCTGGTTAGCAAGCAAAATCTGCCGGAAGAATCTGCCGGATAGCTCGAGCAGAAATGCATAAAAACCACCATACCGAGGGAGCGGTAGGGTGGTCTCGAAGCAAAACCGTTTTACGTCTAGGCATACGTTAACGATCGGTCTTTGTTATCTGAGACGAAGAGGGAATGCAAGACAGGGATTCATCGCCATCATTATCGTAAATGAAACAAGTGGCGCTTGGCGTTTCAAATCGGTAGAGCCGGCCGTGATAGATAGCACCAAGTGACTCGCCTCTTGGCGAAGACTTCTTTGGTTCAGCTATGGCCTTTGTGAGCGTGAGTGCAATCACACAAACAATGATGATCGATACGAAGAGACCACTCAATTGAAGGTTAGTAAGTCTCATGGCGTTTCCACTTTCAATTCTTCAGATTGGACTGCACCTTCATACGGAAGTCCACACACTACGCAAACAGGAATGATCTCTTCGTTCTCACTTATCGCAAACTGACACGTTGGGCATTTCTCTTTCTCAGTCATACCAGCAACTCCTTTTCTTCTCGCTTAATAGTTATGTGATCGATCTCAACCGTGATCTTAGATACTCGGTACTTTAACATAAGCTCTGTGCATTCCTGCATGAGCATTTGTGCATTGTCCACTTTGCCCAATGCAACAGATGTCATGAATACATCAAATATAACACCATCTGCACCCTCTGATTGGATGCAAACGGTTCCTTCAAATCCCTCTTCAATGAACTTTGTCACGCGTCCATTCTCCTAATGACTATTACTTTTCTAACTTCAGTCGTGATTGGATCAACGTAATATTCTGAAACGGCGGTGAGCCCTCGATCTCTTTCAATCATCATGCGCTCTGGGTCTCTTTCTTCTGAACACAGAATACAAACTCTGCTTATCACACCACCATCGGTAATGGGATAACGGTGAAGTTCGCCTTCACAAGGACTTATCATCATCCTAGGTCTCTCCTCTTTTCTTGCCGCAATGCACACACGTATCACCAATGGCTCCATTCGCTATCGGGTACTTGTGGGCCACGTCTGGACACTTATAAGGTAAAGATGCCTCTCGCACAACAGGACGTCCGAGGTCGGCAAGAGCTTCACGAAGAAGCGCCAAATAGTGAATCTCTGATTGGGTGTTGCCATCCATCTGTGCGACAGCCTCACAGGTCACCAACAACTTGAGCCATTGTTGCTCTTTCGCTCGAAGTGCTTCCAACTCTTTTGTCTCTTCAAACTTATGTGTCATCGATCTCTCCCTCGCCTTAAGAAGTTGTTCGGCCATTGCCTTAAATACGCGTGCTCCACGTGGAGCCTTTACATAGTGCAGAAGTTGTTCATTGGTGAATATCATCCGGCTAAATCCTTTTTGGTCGGACGCCACTTCATTGCAGCCTCGCGCAGCCAAAGCGAAACATTACCACCAGCGTATAACTTGGCGAGCCGTTCGATCTCTTCACGCTCTTCATCGGTGACTTTCGTATTGAGCATTGTGAGCTTCAATTTCTCATAACGCGGTTTTAGCATTTGATATCTCCTATCATCACCTTGAATATCTCCGTGTCCCTGGGATCGATGAAATGCACCACGCAATCAATATATTCAAATGTCCATGCTGCCTCACCTCCTAGGTCTTCGATCAATCTATAGACGCTTAGGCTCTCGCACTGAGTAAGACCCACTATGATGACTCGGTTCGGACGATCAGAATTATCAAGAATTTGCATGATGCATATCCTCCTTACTATAATCTTATCGGTAAGACCAACGGTATTCTTTAACGGTATATACAAAAAAAAGGTCTGACTAGTTTCCCAGTCAGACCCTCATATCGAGTGGAGGATGCTTAGATGATACATCCTTCAATCAATCTTACGAACTCTTCCAATGGAAGTGCAACAAGAATCCTTTGCCTATCTCCCTGGGTCACCAAGACTGGAACCTCGCCCATCATCTCATCGGCCACCACCTCTTTGATTGCCGAAAGGCTTGCATATTTCTTCAGACGTTTGCATTGAATTCGGTAGTGACCCGTCTCCATTAAATCAACACCATTGCAATCGGTCTCATTGTATTCCAGTTGTCGACGAACATTAGGAAACACATGGCGAAGTGCAATTGCTATTTCACGTTCAAAGCTTAACCCCTTGGTTCGGCTTCTCTTCCCCATAGATGGCTCCAACTCTTGTGAGATTTTATATCAGCGATAGCGGTATATCCTACATTGAACTCCCTAGCTAAATGGCTAGGCTTCTCTTCGAGGCAAGTTAAGCGAAATTCGATATCTAGAACTTGATCTTCAGTGAGCCTCGCTCGCCCGTTTGCTGTTCCGCGTCCATGCCCTTCTGGTTTCTTAAATCTCCCAGCCCTTACAGCGTGGTCTATGTTCTCCTGGAAAGATACTAATTCTAGATTCTCTATCCTGTTATCAGCTCGATCGAAATTAAGATGATTTACACACTTCCCCTTAGGAATATCACCAAAGAAGTACTGCCACACAAATCGATGAGCTATCATGGTCAGAGTGCCTGCATTCGTGTAAGCATTGAATTTAAGATATCCGTCGCCTTTATCTCTGAGTGTTATTATTTTCTCTTTGCCGAAGTATCGTGAATACACAATTCCGTTGTGACACGCGAAATAGTTTTCTGATTTGATAACATCCGTCTCTGATATCTTTCCCAATTAAAATCTCCTTCGTGCGGTTCTCCAAATAAAACACCAAATGGGAATGGGACAGAGGTCATTTAGTCTAATTTCAGGGTAGGGGGTATGCTTTTCCTTAACCACTTGAAAACACTTAGGTTATAGCTTTTTGGGGGACCCCACCCTCGAACCCCTCCTTGTCTAACCTATTGATATATAAGCAGAATGACTTAGGGGATGGTAAGTCGGAAAATATCTCCCAACATATACAGATCAAAATGCTTTTAAATTAAATATTAAATATTCCACCCCATTTATTTAATCCATTTCTATCTCTAAACTACTCTATTAGATATACCCCTCCCCCTCTATCCCCCAGGTAGTTAATAGATAGAATCATTAACTTTATTTTGGGGGGATAAGAGGGATAGGGGGACCGTCATTTTCTCAAAACCCAGTAGTTGACTCCATGATATTTAATTTTAATGAACTGGAGCCCTTTGAACACTCCAAAATTAAATATTTCGCCTTTGGCCATTAATTCATTAACTTCACGCAATGCAAAGCTCGCAAACTGAAGGAATCTATTATCTGGTTTCCACCTATCAAGTGGTGCTCCTGGTTCAAAGAGATCACTGAGTTTGACCCGTCTTGTGAAGAATCTTTCCCCTTCGGGCTTTTCCTGTTCGCCCGCCATGAATTCGATAATTGATTCACACATGGTGGTGGCCTCTGTCGCTACCATCTTCTCTTTTTGAATCTTTACGGCCGCCTTCTCCGCTTCGCCTGAAAGATAGAGGGTATCCTCAAGACCATGCTTATAGATGAAAAGAGCTTCCGCCCACAATTGATCTCTATCCCTAATCAGGGCCTTGAAGTTAAGCCGACCCACTTCGATTGGCATGAACCTTCTATTACCCGAATCATCTTTTAGATAATGCTCCCTATTGGTGGTGCCAAAGAACACCACTTGTCTTGGATGCTCTTTAGTCCTCTTGCCATATGGTGGCCTCACCTTATCAATGCGGCGCGTAACGAACGCCTTGATAGTATCAATCTCATTTCGTCTAAGTGATTCAAGTTCACCAAACTCATGGCAGCGGATACCGAGAAGTCCAAGTGCCGCATCTTTCTCTGAAAGTGGAGGGAGCCAATCAGAGAAGTAATTCTCACCAAATAGAATAGAACCAAGCGAAGATTTTCCCGTGCCTTGTTTCCCCTGGAAGATCGGCATCCAATCAAACTTATAACCTGGCTCATATACCCTGGTGATAGATGCCACGAGCCATTTTCTAAATACTTGATCAACGTACTCTTCGTCACTTGTGGCTTGAAAGTATTTCTTGAGCCATCCGTCAATCCTCGGAAGTCCGTCCCATTCGGGTAGCGCCTCAATTTCTTCTATGACTGGATGAAAGGAATTTCTTTCGGCAAGAACGGTCATGGCTTCTGCAATGAGATTGGTATTCGGTTCAAATCTATAAATCTTACCGAGCCAGTCTTTTATTTCGAGTGTGTCGTTATCTTTGAGAACTCCCCCTTTAACACCACCAAGCCATGGCGCATCTTTGCCATAGAATTCTCTGCCTGAGAAATTGTCTTTCTTGAAGATGTCTTCACCTGCCTCGTTGGTTATAATTAGGATTAGGTTTCCTAATGTCGCCTTCGGCGGCCCGTCGCCAAATTTGCCCGTGCGGTCTATCTTCATCTTCCAAGCGTCCGGGTCGCTTGAATCCATCCCCGAAATCAGGACTTCCTTTTGGGCCTTAATTTGAGTTATGACTTGTTCATCGTCGCCTTCAAAATATGGTGTCTCCGTCGCTTCTTCTCTAAATGCTTCGGAGGCACTTGTCTCTCTCTTTGCTTTTGCCAGGCAGTAGTCTCTCACCCAACCAGCCGCATTTGATCTTCCAGTAGTTTGTCTGTGATCGTAGGCTGTCTCTCCAAGATAGTTCTCTCTGTCGGTGAGTACCGAGAGGACTTCATTATCACTGAAGCCCGCCTTGAGCATCGCCATGCTGACAAGGAAACAGTCGGCTGACCGGTCTTCAGAACCTTCACCGTAGCGGATGAGGTTCACCATGTTGTCTGCCAGTCGGAAGTCTAAATCAAAGTCCACTTCTTCGGGTGTGAAGTTATAGACGGCTGACGAACCAGGTTGTCTTCCAGCCGCTCTTTTCATACTGCCAAGGCCTGTGACCAGCGGGATCTCACTTGTCGATCTGAAGGGCTTCTGCCATGAGTACCGTTTGCCCGTCTCCGGATGAATGGATGGTGGTAATACAACCTGCTTACCAGCACTCATGAACTCAACTTCCCAGGCGGCCCTTATGCGAAAGCCCTCGTCTAGTTGTGTCTTGGTCATCAGCCCATCTAAGACGGCTTGTTGTTGGCGACGGTTTATTTCTGTCGTGGGTAACTTCACGATGCACGTTTCACTTGACGCGCCGAGCTTTCCGGAAGCTGATGGTTCTTCCGTTCTCACTAAGAGACGATATCCATAGCTTGTCTTGATAATGGGGCAAATATTAAAAGCATTAGGATACTTAGAATGAAGAAGCCGTAATGCTTCTTTCTTATGACGTGGGTCATCGGATTTAATGTCGATATCAATATTAGCAAGGTATCCATTGCCAAGGTCTGAGCTTCCCCCGAGACGAACACCAACACCATACTCAGCACGGTAGGTCCGTTCTAATTCTTCCCATGAATCACGCGTGGGCTCGCTCCATCCCATTTTAACAGGTGCTTTAGAATTGGCTTTGATCCAATGAATTCCAAAGCCTATCTCT